GGGATCACGAAATAATCTGCGGAAGAATAAGCTCAAATTGCTTATACTGCTCGATTAAGATGAGTGACTGCCCCTACTGGCAAGAAAGAGCCAAACAGAAAGAACCACCCTCAACCAACTGGAAAGACTACCTACTGGATTTTGGAGGTAAGAAATGAAAAACCGACTGGAAAAGTATGGACTAACGGAAGCGGAGCTGGACAAAATCCTCATCAATAAGAAGAAACCTAAGATTAGAAACATCGACAAACTTTACAAAGAACACGAAGAAGTCAAGATTGCTGTTGTTTCTGATACTCACTTAGGTTCAACTTATGCGGATCTAGAAGCCCTGCACCACTTTTACAAACACGCCGAGAAAGAAGGTTGCGAGATTGCTCTCCACTCTGGAGATATAGTTCAGGGAAGCCACAAAATATATCGGGGCGGAGAATACGAGCTTGAAACTTTCGGAGCAAACAACCAAGCGGAATATGTTAAGAAGAACTATCCAAGAAACTTGAAAACATATTTCATCACCGGAAACCACGATATGAGTTTTTGGAAAGACGCAGGAATAGACATCGGCTCACTTATCGACTCTCCAGACATCACCTACATTGGCTCACTACAAGCTGACATTACAATTGGCGGAATTAAGTTTAGACTTATGCACCCCAGCGGTTCACCAGCTTACGCATTGAGTTACAAAATGCAGAAGTTTGCAGAGCAGATGACAAGCGGAGACAAACCCAACGTGTTTATCTGTGGACATTACCACTCAAGCGTCTATTTCTTTAACAGAAATATGCACTGTCTAATGGCTGGTTCGTTCCAACGCCAAACACCCTACTTACTGGCTAAAGGAGTAAACCCAACAATCGGAGGCTGGATACTCACTTTAAGAGGCAAGGAGGGAAGAAACATTGGTATCGACACATCTTTTATTCTTTTTCCTAAATAGTAGAATGGTTTAGCTGTTTACCCTCTAAAAACAGCACTTCTCTCAGGGACTGGACTCAAGTGGTTTTTTATTTTCCCACTCTGCCAGTCTCTAAGAGAAGTAATTATTAAATAAACATTATGGACAATGCAACACGAGAACAATTATGCGATGAGTTCTACATTGAAACAAAAAAATTAAGAACAACAAAAGGCGTTGAATACGCTAACAACAAAGACTGCAATCACAACTTTAAAATTATAGGAGAGAAGTTAGGAATAGACCCTAAAATAGTTTTATGGATTTACGCCTCAAAACATTTCCAATCAATAGAGAGTTACTTAAAGACCGGCGCCACCCTAACTGAGCCAATAGAAGGGAGAATTGCTGACGCTATTAACTATCTATTTATACTCAACTCAATGATCGAGGAGCAAAAAAAGGAGAATACTAATTTCATACCCACTAATCCCATTCATGACAAAAACAGCACCTTGAAATTTAAACATAACTACATTGCAGACTAAAACTATTGCAAATAATAATAAAGTGCTATTATTAATAATAAATAATTAAAATCACAATGAGACTCCGGGATTATTTACAACCAAAAACATTAGACGAGCTAGAGAAAAAAGGCCGAGTAAGTAAATGGGAAGACAGACAGAAATTCGCGCTCAATAAAGAAGTGCAAGAGAGAAGAATAAAAGAAGCAATAGAATTTGACGAGCTTAATACGCTTAATAGAATGAAAAATGAATCAAAGTAATGATCCCCAAGTAAGTCTCAATAAGAGCCAAAGCCCAAAGATAACAATAGAGACAGAATTTAAAAAAACAGAAGGAAGACTACAAAGATATGATGAAGGCTGTAACTCAATCGGATTTGACAGATACCCAAGAATAGATGTAGTGGCCGGAGATGATTTAAATAAATTTCAACATGGAATTATCAGAATCACGATCAAAGAGAAACCACTAGACAGAGCAAAGCATTATTTTATAAAAATGGACGCAATTCAGTCAGTAATCTTTAAAACCTATGGAACCGGAAAAGGGCTTTAAACCAAAGGTCTAAACATACCAAGAGATTTTTTCAGAGGCCTTAAAAACGATTTAAACGAGCCGTTTTTTAGCTAATTTACTAAATTTAACCAAAATAACATGAAAAAGTGTAAAAACTGCGGAACCCAGTTAGATGACAGTATAAAAATCTGTTTCAACTGCGGATCAAGTCAGTCAGTAAAGAAATCACCAAAGAAAGTTGTAAAGAAATCTAAGAAATAACATTGTGTTATAATAAACCAAAATATTAAATATTTATTATAACTCAAATGCCAAAGACAATTAAGACTTTACCCATTACAGGAGATGAAGAATATATTCCAAGATTATCAGTTCAAGACGTAAGGTTTATCGATGCGATAATGAGAACTAATGGAGATAAAGCAAAAGCATATGCAGAAGTTTGGCCAGACAAAGCAAAGGGAAGAACAAGGAAACAAATACAGACTAATGCCGGAACTATACTGAATAGGACGGAAATAAAGGAAGAAATCCAAGCCAGATACGCGGCAGAGAGGGTAACTAAATCTTCTATTGTAAAAAGACTGGCAGAGATCGCAAACCATAATGAGCCGAAATACTACAATAAAGAGATAGTAGATATGACACCCCACAAAGAGTCGGTAAGCGCCTGTAAGTTAATGGCAGAGTTAGGCGGATTTATAGATAGAAGCCTTGCCGGAGCCAACGTCAATAACATTGTAATTAACTTTCCTCCAATGTATTCACCTGAAGAAAGGAAGAAAATGGAGGCAATAGTTATAGAAGGGAGTAGATTAATAGAATGAAAATAGATCCAAACACCGGCAGAGAAATTGTCGATTTTCAAGTATTTGAGCCATTACCCAAGCAAAAGCTCTTTACATACAACGTGCTTGAAAACCCACTTGCTAAGTTTACTTGGTACGTTGGAGGATTTGGAAGTGGTAAAACCTTCATCGGTTCACAGATTGCCTCAAGACTAGCCATGATGGCCAATGGTGGTAGAGGATTGATAGCCCGGCAAACCTCAGTAGATATTAAGGCTACAACAATGAAGACTTTTTTTGAAGTTGTAGATCCTCGATTAATATGGAGACATAACCGGAGCGAACAACTTATTACCTTTATCAATGGCCATGAAGTATATTATTGGGGATTAGACGATATAGAGAAGCTAAAATCCCTTGAAATTGGTTGGTTTTGGATAGATGAGGTCAATGAGGTGCAGGAAAACACCTTCAACGTGTTAAAGGGTAGATTAAGACATAAGGCACAGCCAAAGCGATTAGGATATGTTACCAGTAACTCAGAGGGTAAAAACTGGACTTATAAGCAATTTGTAGAGGGCAGAGGACTAAGGAGAGAAGAAGATAAGCTAAAATACTATACGATTAAAGCACCTTCCAATGAGAATACATACTTACCAGAGGACTATCTAGATGTGCTAAACTCTTACGAGGGAGACCTATACAATAGATATGTTCTGGCAAGTTTCGATGTATTTGAAGGGCAGATTTATCCGGACTTTAGGCGAGAAGTACATGTTATAAAACCGTTTGCAATCCCGAAAGAGTGGACAAGAGTTGGTGGAATTGATCATGGAGAGCGAAACCCAAGCACGTTTCTATGGTGCGCGGTAAGTCCAAAAGGTGATTTATACTTCTATCGAGAATATAAGAAGGCCGGAGAGTTCGTTGACCAACACGTTAAGAATATCCACGAATTAAACAATCACGAAGAATTAGAGTATATTGTAATTGACCCAAGCGTAAAGAGTGTTAGAGGTGGAAGCGGACGCAAGGTAGATACCGAGTATAAAGAAGAATGGCAAAAGGTGTTTGGAACTAGAATGCCATTAAAATACGCTAATAATGATGTCAATGCCGGAATAGCCAGAGTTCATAAGTATTTAAGGATAGACCCAAGCAGGACACACCCAATAACAGGAACACAGGGATCTCCGAGAATGTTTATCTTTGATACCCTAACAGAGTTGATAGACGAGAAAGAAGGATATAAGTGGAAGAAGATAAGTCCAACAAGCGAGAACGACCCAGATGAAGCACCGAGAAAGAGAGATGACCACTTAGTTGACCCTGAGCGATATATTGTAATGAGCAGACCTGATATATCAGTAGGCACAGTCAGACAGGGATTTAAACCAGATGACAATAGCGACCCGCATGGACTTTACCTTAAAAATGCACAAAAACAATTTAATGATGTATTATTAAGAGTGTAAGAATTGCCCAACATTTTATAATATCATTATAAAACTATGAAAAAAGGTAATAAAATAGGCTTTCAACACACAAAAGAAACTAGAGAAAAGATGAGTAAAAACGCAAGACGTTCAAGTAAGGGTAAATTTGGTGAATTAAACCCATGCTGGAAAGGTGATAATATATGCAAACAACAAAAGCACAGGAGACTAGATTTAAAATATGGTAAGCCTCAAGAGTGCGAACATTGTGGAACTACTGATAAAAATAAAGTTTATCATTGGGCGGCAAAAGACCACAATAACTACACCACTAATAGAGAAGATTATATGAGACTATGTATTAATTGCCATTGGAAGTATGATGGTAGATTAAAGAAAAATTAAACTTTTTACATTTTACACAAACCAAATGAAACTAGACACCTATGAAGTCAATCCAATCAACAACGATGAGACCCAATCCGATATAGACATCGAGAAAGATGAAGACGAGGTAATAGCAAGTAAAGTCGTCCAAAGACTTGGAGAAGCTAAACAACTACACGATAAAGTAGTCAAAGAGGGTGAGGAGAACATGAATATCTTTCTTGGAGAGATCGACAAGGTGGCTGAGGTGGAACTGGCCAAATACAAATCAAAAGCAACACCAAACAAAATATACCTGACAATCCGTAATCTAGTTGGACTTGCTACTGACAATCCTCCAATCTGCGAGGTTGTACCAGCTAAAGACCAGCCAAAGAGCATAAAGAAAGCCGGATATGTTTCAGACAACATTGAATATGGAATGATGAGAACAAACTTCAACGATACTATTTCCGAGTGTTTATTCGAGACTTGGATTAAGCGCGATAGCTATCTTCATTGGTTTTGGAACTATGACAAGAACGACTTTGATGTAATTGGAGTTAAACTCGATGATTGTTCTATCTCACCGGAAGCAACGAGTGTTCAAGACGCAGAGTTTTTTGTTTATCACCCAATCAAGAACCGTAAATGGTTTAAAGATAACTATCCTGATGTTTATGATCAAGTTAAGTTTGAGCCAATCAAACCAAAAGACGGTGCATTAGAAGTTGATACAAAGACTGGACGCGGAACAGTTGCAAGAATATTCAGTTATTGGGAGAACGACCTAAATATTATGCAAGTCAAAGGCAAAGATGAGAAGTGGATTATACTTGAGAAGAAGAAAAACCCTTATTATGAATACAGAGACCCAACACTTCAATTCGGCGACTGGATAAAAGAAGCTAGACCGGAAGTATCTCAATTATCAGAACAAACAGGAATAGACCCCAAAGAACTAATTGAGCCGGAAGAAGCACAGAGTTTCCAACCAATTATAAACTTCTTAAGCGAACCGCGAAAACCCTTTGTTCAAATACCTTCTGTTAAACTACTTGGAGAGAAATACTCAACTAATCTAATCAAGCAGGTTAAAGACGTTCTAATCTCCTATATTAACAAGAAACGACAAATCGAGGACAATCTAAGAGGCTGTAATCAAAAAATAGTAGTGGATAGCAACTCGTTTGATGATGATCAACTGGACGCAATCACCGATGAGCCTAATCAAGTTATTTCTGCTGACTTTTCCATTAACGCTAAACCGCTTTATATCGAGAAAGGTGGAGAAATCCCACAAAGCATTATGGAAGACATGCTCCACGATGAAAAATACATTGACGATGTGTTCGGCCATCACGAAATATCAAGAGGAAGTGGCAACTCCGGTACTCTTGGACAAGACAAGATGAACTTTCAAGCTGACCAAACACCAGTTCGTTATCAAGTAAGAGCGGCTGAGAGAGCAATTAAAGAAGTTTGGGAAGGCTGGATTCAACTTATGAAGATGTTTTACACAGAAACGCATTATGTTAAGAAACTAGGCGCTAAAGAAGGAATTGAAATGATAGAACTCAACCGTCAAGACATTGAAGAAGGAATAGAACCGATTTTACGCCCATTATCAACGGCTCCGAGTTCGAAACAGCTCAAACAAGAACAAGCCCTTGCCCTATGGTCTGCTCAAGCTAGTGATCCGTACACTTTCTATAAAGACCTTGAATATCCTAATCCGACCGAGAGAGCTGATAGACTTATTAACTTTATGCAAAGTGGTATTATAAGCGACGAAGACCCACAACAAATCCAAGCTGACATGCAAAACCAAGCAATGAGTGGAGGTGATACCACAGATAATCCAATCGAAAGAGCTAATCAAGAGAACTTAGCCTTTCAATCAGGAGAAGGACAGAATATCCCACCAACGCCACCGGAATTGGTCAACAAAGAACACGTTGGACTTCATTTCTCTTTCCTCAAAGACCCAAAGAAGAAAATGGAACAAGAAGATATGGACTTATTGGAAGCTCACGCTAAGGTGGACAAGGCAACTTTTGTCAAACTTTCCGCAGAAGGCAAGATTAAAGAGTCAAGTGCAGAATTAAATAATAATCCAAACTCAAATGAACAAATGGTCACCAAAGGGGCTAACCCAGCATAACGGAAGCCCACTAATTACCAAGAACGTAAGCTCCGGAACAAACAAGTTCAAGAACATGATTGGAAAGAACGGACTAAAGCAACAAGACGGATCTCCGCTAATCACAAAGACTAAGGGTGGAATTAACCCAGACAAGCGCGGTGGTGGAAGTAAGAAAGATTTAAGACAAAGAAAAGAGAACAAGTGGAGCAAATATGGGAAAAAATAGTTAAATATTAGACAATATATTATTTTTTCATATAATAATAAGTAACATTAAATATCATGTCAGAACCTCAAATGCCTAGCTTCAATGATAGTCCACAAGACCCAGTTGAAGTAGCACAGCAAGAAACAATCGACGAACCTAACCCCGTCGATAACTCTGAACTAAATCAAGGTGAAGAAACTCCCAGCGAAACGCCGGAAGTTCCAGAAGAAGGACAGGAAGGCGAAACGCCATTACCCAGTCCAGAACCTAACCAACAATTTACAGAGATCATCGAGGGTTGGCGAGAAGACCGTACTAAACTAGATGAACTGGTAAACAAAAACAGAGAGTTAGAAGAAAAATTATCAAAATTTAGTCAACCAGAGGAGGACGAGGAGTTTGAAGGACTCTCAGAAAGAGAAAAAGTAGATATGGTTATAGCCAAGCGTGAAGAAGAAGCCAGAACAAAAGAGGAGGCTGAAAGAGCCGAAGTAGAAGGTGAAATAAGATTCTATGAACGCACAGACCCTTTCTTTTCTTCCAATAAAGCGCAAGTTTTAAAGGTGGCCGCTGATTTCAATGCTAAAAACCTTGCTCAAGCAATTACGATTCTTAAATCGCAGTTCAAAGCAGCAGGTAAAGCAGTTGGAGACGCTAACTATAACAACAATCTAAAAAGAAACGCGTCAGGAATTGGCGGAAGGAACGCAGGTGGTACTCCTACCTACAAACCTTATGACCCAAAGACTGACGGAGTTAAATCTTTCGGAGACCTTTACAGAGACGGAGGATTCAACTAATTCTAATTTAAACTAAAATGGCATTCGCAGACTACAACAATCTAACCTCTATCACGAGGGAGAAAGTTTTGCCTAAAATTGTTGACCAGATTGGAAAAGACCACCCTCTTTTGGGTAGATTCTTCAATTCTGCCAAACAATGGAGTGGTGGAACTACAATCCAACAGCCGGTAAAGTACCGACACAATTCTCAAGGTGGTTCTTATTCCGGACTTGAGTTGTTAGATACTGGACAAGAAAAGACTAGAACACGAGCTAAATGGGAAGTAAAACAAGTTTACCAACCAATCGTGCTTTCTAACATCGACTTAGCCAAGAATGGTGGCGAGAAAGTTGCAGACTTGATGGACACAGAGATGCAAGAAGCTCACTCAAGTTTGGAAGACAAATTCTGTACCCAATTCTTTGGTGATGGTACTGGAAACGGAAGTAAAGACATTACCGGTTTAATTGCCGCTATCGACGACTCAACCAATGTTGATACTTACGGAGATATCGTTCGAAGCACCTACACTTGGTGGAAGTCTAACTACACAGCCGCAGTTGGAAGTCTTATGCTTTCTGACTTAGCTACTATGTATGATAGCTGTAAATCAGGTCAAGACTCTCCTTCTATTTTAGCCACAACCGAAACTGTTTGGAGCGCGTATGAAGCCTTACTTCAACCGCAAGTTCGTTTCCAGAGTGAAGCTAGTGGATACAATAGTGGAGACGGTGGAATGAAAGCCCTATCGTTTAGAGGTACTCCGATGATCGCTGACGAATATTGTACTTCCGGTTATATGTATTTCATCAATGAGAAATACCTAGACCTGTACTTTATGAAGCACCCGAAACACTCAACCGATGGACGAGGCTTTACAGTTACTCCGTTAAGAGAACCCACCAATCAAGATGGACAGGTCGGCTTCATCTTGTGGTATGGTAATCTTATCAACACACAACCTAGAAAATCCGGTGTGTTAAGAGGAGTTACAGCGTAATTTATAAATCCTTAAGCGTAAAATTATGGCTATTTCAGTCTCAAGTACAAAGAAAACCACATTTGGCAATAAAAAGATTGTCATTTGTGAAGGAACCTTCGCTTCCGGTGATACTTCCGGAACTGTCGAAACTGGATTGAGTGCTATTGACCATGTTCAGGCACAATTTACAGATATTCTCGACAAAACAGTTAATCCTACCGTTTCTGGTGGTACTGTCACTTTGACGGTTACTAATCCGGGCGCTACGAAAAACTGGCGAATGTTTGTTATAGGTCATTAAATTTTAATCAACAAAACGATGAGTTCAGAACTATTGTCAAATGTGGAAACCGTAGATGGTTCGGGAATGCAGGGAGCAAGAAAACGACAAGGTGTAAACGAATTTGTTTATATCCAAGTCCCTGCCTCAACCGCCGCTGGTTCTCCATTGATTGTCACCCACGATGGTGATGAGGAAGTTATGGTAAAAGGTGTTGCTCCAGCAACCCTAGCCGTTTATCAGGAAGTTGCAGTTACTCCAAAACTTGCCGGTTCCTCCGCTGAGTTTATGTGGTGCCAAGTAAGAGGTGTTTGTAAAGCTTTGTGTGATGGTACAACCGACATTGCCAAAGATGATTACCTTGAATTGGTAAACGCAGAAACTGCTTTCATTATTGATAGCACAGCTAGAAGTGTTAATTCTGTTGCTATTGCATGTGAGGCCTACACCAATACTACGGACGCCCTCAAGACTGTTAATCTCTTAGGAGATAGAGTTATTGTGGCTGCTTCATAGTTTTTTAGAGCCACTTCTACGGAGGTGGCTCGATAAAGACTATTAAACATTAAATATCAAAACATGAAGGCAAAAGTCCTTATCGCAATCCCTTCGGGCAGAGGAGAAACAGCAATCGAGTTCACAACGGCAATTATTGCCATGATCCTTAAAACAAGAGAAAAGTACCCTAAAATCAAGTTTGCAACGGCAACTTGTTCTAGAACGTACATTCATCAGTCAAGACAATCTCTAATGGATAGTTTTGTAGATGATACCGACGCTGACTATATTCTTTTTATGGACGATGATAATATTCCACCGGAAGACGGACTAATAAAACTTCTAGAACTAAACCTACCAATAGCTTCAGGGCTATATTTTAGAAGAAAACCACCTTATGAGCCAATTATTATGATAAATAGACGTGGCGGAGAAGGTTCAGAAAGAGGTGGAAATCTATGGCTAGGAGGTATGCAAGAGCCGATGAAGGTACACTCAACAGGATTTGGATTTATTCTTATTAAAAGAGAAGTCCCGGTAAAAATGAGAGAGTTAAGAATACCAATGTTTGACATGCGACTAGGAGTTGGAGAAGATATTTGGTTTTGTATTCAGGCAAGTGCTTCCGAATTTGATGTAATAGTTGACCCAAGTTGTATTGTAGGCCATATCGGAGACAGAGAGATTATAACAAACCAACATTATGAGAATTATTTTAAAAATGATATTATGAACTTAGTAGAAAAAGCCAAAGAAATAGGCGGGTATATGACAGAAAACGAGTTAAAGGTTCTTATCGACAATGCTACTTATTCATATTTTACAATAGAGGTAGGCACATGGCTAGGTAGATCGTCAACAGTTCTTTCAAAATCTGGCAGATTAGTTTGCGTTGATAAATTCAACGGAAAGCTAGACGGACACAAACTACACAAGGAAACACTAAGTATTGTAAAGAGAAACCTTAAAGAATTTAAGAATATTCAATTTCTTAAAGGTGATTCAGGTAAACTGGCCAATAACTTTCCTAATGATTGTGCGGATTTGATTCTGATTGACGCTGGACATAGTTACGAGGAAGCTAAATCAGACATCGAAAAATACTTTGAGAAGGTTAAAATCGGTGGTAAAATGCTAGTACACGATTATGGTACCAACTGGACAGGAGTAAATAAGGCTTGTGATGAATTTAAAGAAGAAAAGAAGTCAATCTGCACCACAAGAGTCGTTCCGGGTACAACTTTTTTTGAGATAGTTAAAATTTAATAATTAAACATTAAAAATGGCAGACAACACAGTACCAATCAGCGAAGTTCCAAAGGACATCGACCCAATGGCGGTGGGTACAGTAACCAACCCGACCAAGAAAAGGTTTGAAACAACCTTTAACAGCGAAAAAGTAGTATTAAAAGCTGGAGAGAGTGCAACATATCCTCTCCCAATGGCAATCCAAGTAGCTTTTAATCTATGTGAACAAGAGGTAAGAAAGGCGTTTAAAGAGAAAATCAACCTAATTGAAGATGAAAAAAAGAGAGACGATGAGGCTAGAAAGGCTATTCCGGGATATAAGGAAAATATCCTAAAGATGATGAAAGCGATAGTAAAGACTAACAGCGATTATCTAGACAAGGTTGATCCAAGAGATTTAAGGTAAACAATTTTTGTTTTACACGTCAGGTGATCCCTGACGAGAGGGTGTAAGGTACCAATCCTCCCCTTCCCCTCTCTCGCAAGGGATTTAATAAGTAAATTAAATTAAATGACAATCAATCAAGGCTTACGGAGAGATGGAAACTTCGTACCATTACAAGACCAAGACGGACTAATTCAAACAAAAACAATGACGTTTGCCGGTGGTACTGCAAACGATCCCGGAGATGTTGACGGTACAGGCAATCCTGCGACTCTATTTACTGTTACTGGAGACGTAATCATGAGAATTATTGGTATTTGTAAGACTAATCTAGCTGGAGCTACTGCTACATTAGAAGTTGGAGTTGCTGATAATACGGCCGTTTTACTGGCTCAAACAACAGCAACCGATATTGACGCTAACGATATTTGGCACGACGCGACACCTGACGCTTCGATAGAGCTTAACTCGGTTGCTCCTTCGTATTTAATATCCGGTGGACAAGACGTAATTCAAACTGTTGGAACTGCCAATATTACAGCCGGAGTTATTACCTATTATTGCTTTTGGAGACCAATTAGCGATGATGGTTTAGTAGAATCAGCTTAATTTTAATTTAAAAAAATGCAATTAGTAGAAAGCCTTAAGGTGTGCGGAGAACAAACATTTCAAGTTCGAGATAGATATGGAAACATTAAACCATTATGGCAAGAGAACATAATTGGTAAATTCTTACGAACAAAATTAAAAGAGATGAGAATACCATTTCTTACTGGAAACTGGTCAGATAAAATGGTAGTTAAAAACCTAATAACACTAGCAGGATATGCAGGTATAGCCTCAAGAATAAACGGAGCCGATGGAGAAGCGGCTTTTACTTATTTAGAGTTAGGAATTGGAAATACTGCGGCAACAACCGCCGATACTGCTTTAGATTCAGCCATAACTACAGTTGGACTAGAAAGAAAAGCGGCCACTTGTACTAGGGAAACTACAACGGAAACAGACGACACAGCTCAACTATATGCTACTTGGACTGCTTCTGGAACGAAAGCATTAGTTGAAGCAGGTGCGTTTAACGCAGATACAGCCGGTACAATGTTAGGAAGACAGGTTTTTAGTGTAATTACTTTAGATGCTGGAGATTCTTTCGCAATGACCTATAAATTTAAAGTTTCCGTTTAATCTTAAATTCTTACAATGGCATTTTTAGCTAAAAAAGATAATGCTAAATCAACAATTACTAATAATCCTCTAGCTTCTGACGGTCTTTCTATTACTTTACAAACTGGAGATGGCGCTAAATTTCCGGCCACATCAGATGGACAATGGGTGGCAACAATCTGGGATAAGGCTAGTTACCCTGACGCTTCCGATGATCCCAATATGGAAAAGGTTTTAATAGAGAGTCGTTCAACTGATACTTTAACTGTAAATGCTTCTGGTAGAGGATATGACGGTACAACTGGAGTAGAGCATTCAGTAAATTCAGCGATCGCTTTATTCTTAATAGTAAAACATCTTACTGATATTGAGACAGAATTAGATAAAAAAGTTTCTTCTAAAACAAACGAGATATTCGTTGACAAGGGAGGAAATGACACTACAGGAGACGGAACTATGGGCAAACCGTATTTAACAGTCCAAAAAGCGATTGATGTAGTGGAAGCGGCAGACTCTGGAACAACTACCTTGATTGTAATTGGAGCTGGAAT